AGCGCAGTGTTATTAAATTGGAATTTGCTGGTATCAAAGGTGAGACTGACAACAAGAAAGTAGCAGTACAGGTTCCTTGCATGGAAATGTACGGTGAAGTTTGCCCAGTACTCAGTGAAGTACGTGGATGGTTTAAAGATCCAAATCTTGAATCAATGGGCCGTAAGTATTGGAAAAAGCGTAGTTATCTTTTTCAAGGCTTTGTAGTAGAAGATGGTCTTAAAGAAGATCAAAAACCAGAGAATCCCATTCGTAGATTCATTATTGGTCCTCAAATTTTCCAATTAATCAAGGGTGCTTTGATGGACCCAGAGATGGAAGATTTGCCCACTGATGTGGTAAATGGTGTAGACTTCAAACTGATCAAATCAAGTAAAGGTGGATATGCTGATTATGGCACCAGCAAATGGAGTCGTCGTAGTCGTCCACTTGGTCAGGCAGAACAAGACTCGTTAAAAGAGCATGGTTTATTTGCCCTGCGCGATTTCTTACCTAAGAAACCTACTGATGTAGAAGTTAAGGTAATCAAAGAAATGTTTGAAGCCAGTGTGGACGGCGAAGCATATGATATGGAGCGTTGGGGGCAGTACTTTAAGCCCAGCGGTGCTAGTGCTAATACAGGTGATCCCGTTGCTACAACAACTCGTACAGCAGCACCGGTAGAGGATACGGATGATGAACCAGTGAATACTGAGTCAAAGTCAACTCCAAAAGCAGCTCCAAAAGCTACAGATGATTCAAAGAGCACGGATAGTCGTGCTAGTGACATCTTAGCTATGATTCGCAATCGCAATAAACAATAAAATTAATAACACGGCTCGAACCAGGAACATAGTTTCTGCGTTCGAGTTCTTTTCATTATAGGAGAAAGATAATGGCAAAAGCACAGAAAATTAATGAAAGTTTCACCTTAAGTTTTAATAGTCGTGAAGATCAATCCGGCGATACAGTGGCTGATATTGATATTAGGTTTGATAATCCCAAAGATGATAGTGTTCTAATTAATAGATTGAACACTTGGCTTAAAGCAATTGGGCGTGAAGACATTGTTGTTTCACCTAAACCAGGAATGTAATATGGCAACAAAAGCATTTGATTTAAGTAAATTTCGTAAAACTCTAACTAAGAGTATTGATGGGCTGGGTGTAGGTTTTAATGACCCTACAGATTGGGTAAGTACTGGTAATTTTGCTCTAAACTATTTGATCAGTAGTGATTTTAAGAAAGGCGTGCCACTAGGCAAAGTGACAGTGTTTGCTGGTGAAAGTGGTGCTGGCAAAAGTTATATTTGTAGCGGTAATTTGATTAAAAATGCTCAAGAACAAGGTATTTTTGTTGTACTAGTCGACAGTGAAAACGCATTAGATAAAGCGTGGTTAGAAGCGTTGGGCGTGGATACTAATGAGAGTAAACTATTAAAACTCAATATGGCAATGATTGATGATGTTGCTAAAACAATCAGTGAGTTTATGAAAGAATACAAGGTTATGCCAGAGGATAGCAAGCCTAAAGTACTGTTTGTTATTGACAGTTTGGGTATGTTATTAACCCCTACTGATGTAGACCAGTTCGAAGCAGGCAATATGAAGGGTGATATGGGTCGTAAACCTAAAGCATTGACATCGTTGGTGCGTAATTGTGTTAATATGTTTGGTAGCCATAACGTAGGATTAGTTGCCACTAATCATACCTATGCTAGCCAAGATATGTTTGACCCAGATGATAAGATCAGTGGTGGTCAAGGCTTCATTTATGCGAGCAGTATTGTGGTTGCCATGAAGAAACTCAAATTAAAAGAGGATGAAGCTGGTAATAAGGTCACACAGGTCAAGGGTATTCGTAGTGCTTGTAAGATTATGAAGACTAGATATGCTAAACCTTTTGAGAGTGTATATATTAAGATCCCTTATGAGTCTGGTATGGATCCCTATAGTGGTCTGGTTGACCTGTTTGAAGAACGAGGCATTCTAACTCAACAAGGAAATAGGCTTAAATTTATTCATAGCACCGGAAAAGAGCATTTATTTTACAGAAAAGAATGGAAAAATGATAAATTAGATATGATAATGGAAGATTTTCCAAATATCAAACCTAAAGAAGAAATCATTTTAGAGGAAAATGTAGAAAATGAATGATACACAAATTGGTGAAATCTGGGTATTTTTTAAAGATTATTTGCGTAAAGAGGATATCAGTGCAGCAGCAGAATCATTTGTAGATTTACTTGCTGATTTTGGTATTAAAGATAAGGTTCTTGAAAATGCATTGGGCGTAGATTCAGATTTAGATACTGCTATTGAATATTATCTTGAAGATGATAGTGAAGAAGAGGAATATGAAGAGGGTTATGATGACGATGACTTCTAATCATGTGGTACTCTAAAGTATTAAAGGATATAACCTTACTGCCCGATGCTATCGAATACTATACTGATGAGCTTGGCCTAGCTAAATTAGATGCTCGTATAACAGGGAATATTGAAAAAGCTTCGGCCAGTATGCCAGGTATTGTAGAACATAGATTTGGGCAGTTACAAGAAATTGAAGCTATTTTAGAGTACTTAAATATTGAACTTCGTCAACTTAAAAGCCAGCATTTTAGAAAATACTTAGAAAACTATCAACGTGCTTTGAGTAGTAGAGACTGTGAAAAGTATGTAGATGGGGAGAGTGATGTAGTTGATATGGAAAAGATTATCAATGAATTTGCTCTATTACGAAATAAATGGCTGGGAATCACAAAAGCGTTGGACGTCAAACAATGGCAACTAAGTAATGTAATTAAATTACGTACTGCTGGTATGGAGGATGCAACTTTATGAGGCTAAAATGAATGATGAGATAAAGAAAACTTTTGATGCTGCTAGTTTAATGAGTACATTAAACAATCAAAAGCAGATTTTATACGAAGAACTAAATCAAAGTTTGTTATATTACCATAATGGTGCAGTTTTTACAGTAAATTTAATACTTTTATCTTTTATTGGTAACTATTGTACTATGCAAAAAGACAGTGTTGTGTTACTTGATGATAACCAAATGCCTGTCTTAATAGACGATCTATCAAAATTTTACAGAAGTATCCTATCTGTGTATACAGAAGCTACAAATCGTTACTACTACGAATACAATAAAGTAACAAACCCAAAAAATATTGTGTCAATAATTAATAATGACTAAAGGTGTACTAATATTTGCACAAGGTCAAGATATTAGTTATATTGATCTAGCTAAAATTGCTGCTAAAAGAGTAAAAACTTTTTTAAATTTACCAGTTAGTATAATTGTAGATCATGGCTATGAAGATAGTGAAGAGATTTTTGATAAAATTATTATAAAAGAATCTGTATATGTGCAAACAAGAGTTTTATACGATGGAGAAAACTCTAAAAAAATAAAATGGTTAAATTTTGATAGATCAAGTTGTTTTGACTTGACCCCTTATGATGAAACTATTGTTATAGATTCAGATTATATTATTAATTCAAGTCATTTATTAAATTGTTTTGACTTAGATAGTGAACTTTTGTTGTATAAAAATCATCATCATTTATTAAACAATAGATATAATTCAGAATTTACTTTTATAAATGAATTTGGTGTTCCCTTTTATTGGGCCACAGTTTTTTATTTTAAAAAAACAGCATTTACTAGATCATTTTTTACGCTGATTCAATATATAAGGGACAATTGGCTTTATTATTCTTTGCTTTATCAAATTAAAGACCCTAAATTTAGGAATGATTTTGCATTTAGTATTGCAGTAAATTTAATGACGTTACATATGAAATCTAAGCAGTTTGGCTTTATACCTGGTAAACTGTATTATGTAATAGATAAGGACGAATTGATTGGCGTAAAGGATAATTCGCTTAATTTTCGTATGGTGTCGCCAGATCAGACCAATGTTTATTCACGTACCAGTGTTTTAGATGTACATATTATGAATAAAAATAGTATATTGAGGGTATTACAATGAGTATGGGTCATGTTATTTTTGCACAGAATTCATCAATTGATTATGTTAGACAGGCCTATGCGTTAGCTTTGAGTATTAAAAAACATAATACAATAAACAATGTTTGTTTAATTACTAATGATTCAGTACCTATTGAATATATCAAAGCCTTTGATCATGTAGTAAAAATTCCTTGGGGGGACATGGCACAACATTCTGTTTGGAAAATTGAGAATCGTTGGAAAATTATTTATTGTACTCCTTTTAGTAGGAATCTAGTTTATGATTCTGATATGTTACTATTAACTAGCAATGATCATTACTGGCATCACTTAGATGATTATGATTTAGCTTTTACAGAAAATGTAAGAAATTACAAAGGTAATAAAATAACCTCAAAAGACAACCCATATCGTAAAGTATTTTATAATAATGATTTACCAGATGTCTATTTTGGTTTGCATTATTTTAAAAAATCCCCATTAAGTTTTGCATTTTATAAATTTTTAGAACACGTTATTAAAGAATGGGATATTTTTTCTCAAGAGTTTACTAGAAAAAATATGCAAAAACATTCTAGTCTAGATGTAGCTACTGCTATAGCTTTAAAATTTGGTGAATTTTATAGAAAAAATAACTTATTGAATTTTATACATATGAAACCGCTAGTTCAAGAGTGGCCATCTAATTCAATAGATGAATGGAATAAACACGTAGCACATCATTGGTCAGATGATTTATCTTTAACTATTGGGAACCATAATCAATCTGGGTTATTACATTACATAGAAGATAGTTTTTTAACTGATACCTTAATAGAAAAGTTTAAAGGCTGATATGGAAAACTTTTTTGATTTATCTGCAATAAAATTGCCAGAAATTAAATTTTATCTTTATTATGACAATAATGGTAATATTATAGAATTATTAAACTATAAAAAAGATAGTTCAAATTACGTAGAGGTAAGTGAGGAATTTGTTACTGAATTTAGAGAAAGTGGCAAAGAGCTTCATTCTTATACACTTAAAATAGATGATAGGCCTAAAGTTGTTAAACGTCTTGAGAATATTCAAATTGGTCAATTGTTTAAAATTTTAACAACGGATCCCAATGCTGATTTTTTAATTTGTGTTAATAACTCAAGAATTTTATTCAAGATTAAGAACTTTGATTTCTATTCAAACTTAGCTGAAAATTTTAATCATTTTTTCTTTATTGTGGATAAAAACAACTTGCATTTTTTAAAAAAAACTGTTACAATAAACCACAAGGATTTAGAGCAAGGCTATGAAGTAGATCATTCTTTTGACATTAATAAAGAAATTCTTCTTACTAGAAAATACTTTGAATCATATGGGCTAGTTTATGAGTAAAAAAATAAAATTATTGGACTGTGATGTAGTATATTTGAGTTATGATGAGCCAAATAAAGAAAAAAATTATGCTGACTTATTGACTAAAGTTCCTTGGGCTAAAAGAGTAGATGGCGTTCACGGTAGTGATAGCGCACATAAGGCCTGTGCTAGGTTAGCAGAAACAGAGCGTGTTACAATAATAGATGGTGATAATATAATCAAACCTGAATTAATGAATCAGGTCATAGAATTAGCAGAGCACGCAGATTCAAATATTTGTGTTTTTTCTTTTCCAGCAAATAACGTAATTAACGGACTAATATACGGCAATGGCAGTATTAAAAATTGGCCTACTCAATTAGTGCTGGATATGCGAACACATGAAAATGCAGATCCTTCTAATGATAAAACACAGGTAGACTTTTGTTGGGAAATTAAATACATTCAAATGAAAAACTGGATGAGTTGGGTACATAATAATGCCAGTCCAAGACAGGCCTGGCGTGCAGGTTTTAGAGAAGGTGTAAAAATGTGTTTAATGGAGGGGGTTAAACCTACATTAAATGCTCCTTTTGATAAACAGATTAACTGGAAAAATTATCATAGGTTAGTTGCTTGGATGAACGTAGGCAGTGATGTGGATAACGGATTGTGGGCAATGTATGGTGCAAGACTTGGCTGCTATATGACCATGCTTACTAATTGGGATCATACAAATGTAAGAACATTTAGTTTTTTAAATGATTTATTTGATGATGTAAAACCAAATAATGATACGATATTGATAAAAGAAATTAATCGATTGGGAGAAAACCTGCGTGATCAATTGGGAATATTAACTGGTCCAGGTTATATGGATCCAGACCAAAGTAGATTTTTTAAAGCAGTATATACTAATCCTTCTAGGTTAGGAAATGATTGGATAATTGAAAGTGTATGACGTTATATTCATAAGTTATAAAGAGCCAAATGCAGAAGAAAATTGGAAATCGTTAGTAGATAGATTTCCCTTATCTAAAAGAATTCACGGAGTTCAAGGTATACATCAGGCACATATATCTGCTGCTAAACTGGCCAGTACTAAAATGTTTTGGGTAGTGGATGGCGATGCTGTTATTTTAGATAAATTTAATTTTGAATTTAGGACTAAAAATTATGATACGGTTCATGTTTGGAGAAGCCGAAATCCAATAAACGATTTAGAATACGGCAATGGTGGAGTAAAGTTGTTGCCTACAGATATGACTATTAATATGGATCTATCTAAACCAGATATGACAAACAGTATTAGTGAAAAATTTATGCCTATGAAACAGGTCAGTAATTTGACTAACTTTAACAGTGATCCTTTTAATACTTGGAAAAGTGCTTTTAGAGAGTGTTGTAAATTAGCAAGTAAGATCATAGATAGACAAAAAAGTGATGAAACTGAACATAGACTAAATGTTTGGTGTACTAGGGGAATGAATAAAACATATGGAAAGTATGCCATAGAAGGTGCTATAATGGGCAAGGGTTATGGAGAGTTAAACAAAGGCATAATAACAGAACTTAAAAAAATAAATGACTTTGAATGGTTGCTATCCATTTTTAAGGAAACTTATGAGTGAAAAAGGCAGTAGTGTAGAGTTTTTATTGGGTATAGAGGACTATCTACGTTATTTAGATAATAATAATTATGCTGATAGATTGCATACTTTTTCTAGAACAATCAATTCTGAATCTAAAGAAGAAGATAGCACTAGAGCATTTTTGCAGGATTTCAGTTCAATATTACAAAACAATTATAGAAATTATGCTGATTTATTGCATGGGTTTAGTAAAAACTCTAATCCAATAGCAATAAAAAGAATAGTATTACATTTTTTTGGAAAAATTTTAGATAATACAGACCTAATTGATTTTATATTTAATACTTTAAAAGTAGAATCAAATGATACAGTGTATAAAACTGTATTACAATATATTTTAAAATCAAATACAACTAACCAAAATATCAATGATCTAATACATGGTATAGTTAAATCAGAATCAAATGATACAGTGTATAAAACTGTATTACAATATATTTTAAAATCAAATACAACTAACCAAAATATCAATGATCTAATACATGGTGTAGTTAAAT